CTCAACCAAATTTCCTTTGTAACTTAGTGCCGTATTCATAATACGTTGTTTTAGGCCATCCTTCGGGGTGGCTTTTTTCGTACTATAATAGGATATTTGCGACTATTTGCGTACCTAATCGGGTATAAAACGACTAAACCCACACTATATTGCACCTTTTAGGGTACAATTAAGCGTATTTCACCAGCATTAAGTGTTTTGAATGTCACAAAGTAAGGGTAAAACCTTACGAAAGTTGGCACAAAATCAGGGTAAAACCTTACGCTCAAAAAATAAATGTTAAAAAAAATAAAAAAAATGTTTAGAAAAGTTTGCAGATATGCAAAAGAGGTGTATCTTTGTAAGGTCAATAAGGCACAACAATAAAACAAACGCTATGAAAACTTTAGTAACTGAAATCCAAAACTTACACACTGGCAAAGTAGAAACAAGCAAATCTTATGTCTTAGGTGTAAACACTAAAGAGCAAGAACAAGCGCACTTGCAAACATTAACAAACCAAATGTCTAAGATGCACTTAACAACCGACTACAAACTTTCACGAGTATATTTTATCTAATCATCAAAACAATTTATTATGAACAAAAAACAAATTTTAGAACTTATCCGAAGTCAAGAACAAGAATTGTACAAGGACTTACAAGAATGCAAAAGCATTTACGGCGTAGACCACAAACACACTCGCTACGCATTGGGCGCATGGGGTGCAGTTTTAAACTTACTACAAACAATTGAGAACAATGAAAGCAATTAAGAACCTAACACAAGACCAGCGTGACACCATTGGTGGTGCCGCTGTGATGGTAGCTGGACTCGCATTCTTATTCTGGCTTTCCACAACCGTATCAAGACCAGTCATGGACCATCCAACCATCGACCAACAAATCTATCATGAGAAGAGCTATGAGCTGCCAGCTTCATTTGATAAGTACGTCAACCATGTGTACAACGACAAATACAACAAGCAATGATTGAAATTGATATCCGTGACCACGAGTGCACCAAGTATGGACCTGACTCAGTTGACCTATTGGTTGAATTTGAAGATGTGGGTGATACCGATACGAATGGCACAACCATGGCAACCTATGTCATCTGGGTGGGTGACTCTTATGGCGATTACAAAATAATTAATAAATACTATTATGAAGGACTTACTATCAAACAAACAAAAGAGTGCGATGAATACCTCGCCAAGCTATACGAGCAATGCTACTTCGAGCAAGCATACATCGAAGCCATCAACGAGGATGAACTTGATTGGTTCGTTTAATCACTACCAGGTCAATCGATTCTGGACATCATTCAATCACGACCTTTACAACCGAATTTGTGAAATCAAAATGCAAGAGATATGAGATTCAAACTAACCTACCACATCGGGCTCGCAGTCGTGCAAGAGTGGATATTCACCAGCAAGTCATTGGCATACTGGAAGAAGATGGACCTGATTGAGACGGGTCGATTCAATGATGGAAGATTCAAAGTGACACCGGTATGAAAATTCCACAACTGCAACGAATCAAAACAATATTTGATATCATGAATGACTGCCAATATCATGACACAAAAGATATAGTCAAAAAAGTCAATGATAAATTGTGTACTAATTATTGCAAGAGCACTATTGAGAAAGATATGGATTTCATGAGAATGAATCTTGATGCAGATGATGAATGGATGTCATCAATAAGAGGTGTAAAATTTGAGAATCCTATCGATTTTTTTGAACGTTTAAAAATTTGGCTTATATGACAAGAGAACAAAAACTACTCGCACTCTGCGGAGTGCTTCCAGTGCTCGGTGACTTCATCGAAGACCTCAACGATCAAGGTGTATTCAAGAGAGTCATCAAACAGAAGGCAACCATGCTGCTTCAAGAGATTCAGAAGGCAGATGCAACCATTCTCGCTGGTGGCAACATGGATATCTTCCAGCAACAAATCGAGATTCAACAATCATTCCGCAAATGGGTGGAGCAAAATTTTTAATCATGAACAAAACAATGCAAGAGATTCTCAATGAAGTGAATCAAGAAATCGTAAAAAATGAGCTATACTTCATGCCTGGTGCCGACAACCGTGCACGTCATAAAGTGTACCAGCGTTACTACTTATTCGCATTCCTACGAAATCATAAATTTACTTTTGTAGAGATTGGCAAGATATTCGGAATGGACCATTCAACAGTGGTGTATGGTGTTAAGAAAGCAATTTTATGGAAAAAAGACCGCCTATTCCTTCGCATGACCGATGAGCTGAGGCAAAAATTCGAGCAATACACAGCCATGGACTATGTGGTTGACCGCAATATCATGCTCGATGTGCTCCAGTGTGAGTCATTTTGGGAGATGCGAAAGCTCCAGGAAGACATCAAAAAAGGACTGTATGGCGTGACGCAATGACGGATTCTCTTATATACCGATTTGCAGAGTATTGCCAAACACACCAAGAGCAAAAAATTTTTGAGAGCGTCATCGTCACGCAAAAACGTTAATTTGCACAGAGTCAGGTTTTTAACCCTTATGATTTGCATATTTATCGTCACGCAGCGTCACAAAATAGCTATTTATCGTCACGAAATGCGTATATTTATAGCCCACAAAACAACATTTTATGAAAGTTTCCATATTCAAATCACTATTTAACATCAAAGAAACGCCTTTTGAACTGTCCATTCAGGAGGTATATAACCGCATCAGACTCGGCAATCCCGAGCTCATCAAAAAGGTGGCAACCATACGATCACTTGAGAAAGCAGACCCCGAACATGACCGCATCAAGTCGTCACTGAACGCCATCATGTTCAATGGGACATTCACCGAGCGCAATGACAGCAGCCTGGTTGAGCATTCTGGTCTGTGCATCCTGGACTTCGACCAATACCCAACAAAAAAGCTCATGATGGATGAACGCAAGCGGCTGATTGCTGACCCCCATGTGATGATGGTGTTCACCTCGCCATCTGGGAATGGCTTGAAAGCTGTCATCAGAATCCCGAAGTCGGACAAGGTAGAGCACAAGCGCAGATTCACAGCATTCGGAAAGTACTTCGACAGCGAATACTTCGATACAAAGAATAGTAACGTGAGCCGGGTGTGCTTCGAATCCTATGACCCCGACATCTACTTCAATGAGTTCTGCCAAGTGTTCGAAGGCATCGAGCAAGACCAAGGATTCAGCTACACCGAGCGCACTCCCATCTGCATTCTATCCGATGAGGACAAAATCATCAGTCTAATTGAGCGATTCGACCATGGCTGTCAGTTTGTGGAGGGTAGTCGCAATGAGTTCGTATTCAAATTGGCAGCTGTGCTCTGTGAGTATGGCATCTCAAAGGATACAGCAGAACAGTACATATACACCAGGTATGCTCAAGGCACCAGCTTCAGTGAGCAAGAGATGGTCACAACAGTGCGCTCGGCCTACAAGAAAGCATCATATGGCATCAAGTACTTCGAGGACAAGGATACCTTTCAGAAGGTACGTCAGAAGCTCAAGAGCGGCATCACTGATGATGACATCAAGAAGCAGCTGAACGTCAGAGAGGATGTCATTGAGGATATCAAAAAAGAGATTCAGACTGGCGATGATATATTTTGGTCGGTCAATGAGAAGGGTGGTATCACGATTCAGCCATCCAACTACGCTGAATTCCTGGTCAAAAATGGCTTCAACAAATACTATCCTGAGAACGCAGAGAAACCGACTTTTGTCAGAGTCAAGGAGAACAAGGTCAAGATATCATCAGCTGAGCAAATCAAGGACTTTGTGCTGAACTATCTTCAAGGCAAGGGTGAGATGGATGTATGGAACTACTGCTCCAGGAACGCATTCCTATTCAATGAGAACTTCATCAATATGATTGACAGCATCAATATACTGATGCTCCAGGATAGCAAGGATGCATCGTATATCCCATTCAAGAATGGTGTGGCTAAGATATCCAAGAGCAAAGTGGAGCTCAAGAGCTACATCGATGTTGATGGCTACATCTGGGAGAATCAAATCATTGAGCGAGATTTCACGCTGCTGGATGACTGCACCAATGACTTTCAAGATTTCGTTAGCAAGGTCTCAGCAGATGACAGCGGCAGAGTCGATGCCCTGGAGACAACACTCGGCTATTTGATGCACACCTTTAAGGATAAGACAGACCAGAAAGCAATCATCTTCAATGACCAAGAGATTGATGACAACCCGAATGGTGGCTCTGGAAAGTCACTCATGCTGGCTGCACTCGGCAATCTGCGCAGAGTGGTCAAGATAGATGGCAAGAGCTTCAACCCATCCAAGTCTGATTTCGTTTATCAGCGAGTCAACCTCGATACACAGATACTTGCATTCGATGACGTGCGCAAAGCATTCGACTTCGAGCAGCTCTTCAGCCTCATCACCGAGGGAATCACCGTCAACCGCAAGAATAAAGATGAAATTTTTATCCCATTCAACCGCTCACCCAAGATTGTCATCACTACCAACTATGTCATCAGTGGTGCTGGCTCTTCTCATGATCGCAGAAGGCATGAGCTGGAGTTCTATCAGTACTTTCACAGCAAGCGCAGCCCACTCGATGAGTATGGTCGACTATTATTCGACTCCTGGACCGATGAGGATTGGTTGAAATTCGACAACTACATGGTGAAGAATCTCCAAAAGTACCTGACAAATGGATTGATGAAAGCCATCAGCATCAACGCAGATGCCAAGCGACTCATCCAAGCAACGTGCAAGGACTTCTTTGATTGGGCAGAGGAAGGCAACCTCGCTCTGGATGTATACTACTACAACGGCACCAAGATACAAGAATTCACATCCGAATTCACATCATTCAAGGAGCTCGAGCCACGCAGATTCCTCAAATGGGTGCAGTCGTATGCTGACTATAAAGGCTACAACATCACCAAAGGGCGCAATCACAACGGCAGATACTTCATTCTCGATTCGGGAAATCCCAAACCGACTCCAGATTCAGATGATATTTGGGATGAACTTAACGAAAAAGCGAAACAATGAAACTAAATTGTGATAGAGAAGATATTCAAAACATGGTGTATGGAATATCACCAGCATATATTGCATTCAATCATGAGCTTGTAAATAAATGCGGCACATATTGTGGTGGCTTTCATGACAAATGGTCCTGGAATAAGTCAGAGATTGAAATGCTTTCACTTGATGAATTGGTCAAGCTCTACCTGATATGCAAAATGAGCTGGAAAATTGATGAACATAAACTAAGAAATCAGAACTAATGAAAAAGACAGCACTCGAATGGTTTTTAACTGAATTCAAAAAAGAAGTTTGGTTTGAGCCAGATTCAGAACTTGATATCTGGATAAATAAATTGATACCAGAAGCCAAAGAAATGGAGAAAAAAGAAAAGCTAACAAGGCAGCTATTCATCGGAAAGGTTGTTGAAATTATTGGCTTTGAAAAAACACTTGAGCTATTGAAAGAATCTGAAAAAACCATAAACCAATGACACGACAACACAGACAACTCCTCAAAGACCTCCAGCTCAAGTACAAAATGGAAAAGTATCCAACCATCCCACCGCACCTGATTGCCCTGGACCAATGGAATGACAACGGAGCCAATGCGCTGACCAAATCAATCATCGCATTTCTTCAGTTCAGCGGATGCCAAGCGGAGCGAATCAATACCATGGGAGTCTATCGCAAAAAATACCGAACAGATGGAGTAGCCATCGGTGGGCAGTGGACCAAGGGTACCGGCACACCAGGCTCGGCAGATATCTCCGCAACGATCAAGGGACGTTCAGTCAAGATTGAGGTCAAGTATGGCAAGGATAGGCAGTCACAAGCTCAGAAAGCATACCAGAAAGCAATCGAAGAGGCTGGTGGTGTGTATGTTATTGCAAAAGATTTTGAAGGATTCTTGAATTTTTATGAGCAGTTTTGCGAATCAATCGAATAAAAGCGTATATTTACGAATCAAAACAACAAAAACAACAATTTATGACTACAAAAAAAACAGAGCCAATGAACATTTGGCAAAAATTGCACGCTGCCAAGCAGCAAATCGGAAAGGTTGCTAAGAATGCAACGAATCCACATTTCAAAAAGAGCTATGCTGACATCAATGCGCTGCTCACAACGGTGGAGCCAATCCTTCACGAGCATGGACTGCTTCTATTGCAGCCAGTGGTTGGCAATGATGTGGTGACTCGTATCATTGACATCGACTCTGGTGAGGTCATCGAGTCATTCATGAGCCTTCCAGTCATCACAGACCCACAAAAGGTGCTCGCTGCCGTCACTTATTTCAGAAGAGGTACATTGCAGTCACTTCTCTCACTTCAAGCCGTTGATGATGATGGAAACACAGCCGCTCAAGGTGCAGCATCCAAGCCAACAATCGATGACAACCGCTTCAAGAAAGCCCTGGAGTCAATCGAAGCTGGCAAATACACAGCACAGCAGTTGGCTGCCAACTATGCACTCACTGAAGCTCAGACCAAAATGCTTGCGTTATGAAATGGCATCCATCGCAAATCGGTAAGCTGATGACCAATGGCAGAGCCAAGGACAGCATCGGAGAAACAGCCAAGAGCTACATCAAGGAATGTGCGAAGCAAGATTTCTATAACTACACCACAGAACTCAACAACAAATACATCTGGAAAGGTAGAGAGCAAGAGCTGGAGTCAATCAACCTCATCAACTCGGTGAGATTCACTGACTACGTCAAGAATGAAGTGACCATAGAGAATGACTATCTCATCGGAACAGCTGATATCGTTATCGAGCAGCGAGTCATTGACGTCAAAACATCGTGGTCACTGGATACTTTTCCGGCACTGATGGAAGATGCTGTCAATCCACTCTATGAATGGCAGCTGCGTGCTTATATGATGCTATATGATAAGCCATGTGCTGAGCTCATCTACTGCATGGTGACTACCTGGGATGAATTCTTGAATGAATACGAGAATCTCCAGCTGCATAGAGTGGACCATATCAATCCTGAGAAGCGCATCACAGCACTCTGGTACGATAGAGATGAAGATATTGAGGCTAAGATGGTTGCTCGCCTAAAAGAAGCATCCGATCTATATCACGAATATTACGAACAACTAAATAACAAGTAAAAATGGAAGAGCTAAAAGCAAAAGGAACCATTCACCTCATCGGTGAAGCCAGACAAGTGAGTGAGAAAATGAATCTAAGAGAGTTCGTGCTCAGCATCGGTGACAAGTATCCGCAGCTGGTACAATTTCAAGCAGTCAATGAGCGAGTGAGATTCCTGGATGGAGCCAAAGTAGGTCAAGAATGTGAGGTCAAGTTTGACCTTAGAGGTCGTGAGTACAATGGCAAGTATTATGTCAGCCTCAATGCTTGGGATATCCGCATCGCCACGACAGCAGCACCATCAAAACCAATCTCAGATGAAATCGATGACGATTTACCTTTCTGATGGCGAGAACATTCGGGACTTCATCCACAAAGAGTTGAGGTCCCGACTCTCAAGCCGATACAAGATGACTCACTTGGCTGAGGATATGAATCTAAACTACTACACCCTCAACCGATTCATGAGAGGCAATGGAGTTGGTGATGAGTTCTATATTCAAGCCTTCAACTTTCTGATGAAATGAAGTACTTTATCGCATACATAGGCACCAGGAATGACAACCTCGACAACTTGGTTGCAAGGGTGCACGACTTATTCAACATGATGCCAGGTGTCAACACTTGCATCGTGCTCACTATCTCTGATGAGGTGCACATCTCTGAAGTGACTCCAGAAGAATTCTATGAACAATACGCAAGCCTAAACTAATGGAACAGCAAATACAAGACCCAATACTAATCAAGGTGCTCTCCAAGTATTATGAGCGCAGCCAGCTCGGGATTGAGAAATATGGGCGCACTTTAGATCGTGATGACCTGAGCCTCACCGATTGGCTAAATCACCTCCAAGAGGAGCTGATGGATGCCACGCTGTACATTGAGAAGCTGAAGCAAGATGTCAAATCAAGCAAGGATAAGTGGTAAAAAGTGCCACATATCTAAACACGAAATGTAAACTAAACAACAGAACAATGAAAGCAACGCTACACTTTGACCACGATGAAAGGGAAGAGCTACAAGATGCGATAAATGCGTGGAAATGGAGAATCGCAATACACGAACTCGACAACGAAATGCGCTCGGTAGTTAAACACGGATACATAAAAAACCGAGAAGCTACTGATGTGGAGATGGAAGTCACAGAATACTGGAGGGCAAAGCTCCGTGAATTAGTAAACGAAAACAACCTAAACCTATGAGACCAGACCAGGAATACCTCGCAGCACTCACCACGATGATACTCGTGACGGCAGTGGCTATCATATTGATTATTAAAGCTATCTTTGACCTATGGAACTGATACTATCATATCTGGCACTCGGGTGGCTGATAGCCAACTTCGAGCCTCTGCACTGGGTCATCGACCTACTATTCATCAAAGTGATTCCAAGCACAAAGCTCGGTGATTACATTCATGCTGGCTTTGGTTGCTGGAAGTGCACCTCATTTTGGACTGCTTTGGCACTTTCTGGCAATATATATACGGCAGCAATCACAGCGATGGGAGCCTACATCATCAGCGAATGGATAGAGAGCAAATAGATTATATCACAGCAGTCAAGGCAATGCCTGAGCAAGAGCGATACAGCAAAATAACGCTGAACGTGCTCAAGCGCATCAAGGTCGCAGAGACCGGAATGCCTGACCGTGAATGCTTCTGCTCTCAGCTGAGGCGCAAAATTTGGTACAAGGAATTCATCAACTGGTATGAAGGCAACTCTTGACCGATACATATCATCTCACTACGAGGAGCTGCACAGATACACCAGGTACTTCTGCTCCAAGTACAATCCACATCTCACAATCGATACGGTCATATCCAACGCATATCTGCACTGCATCGAAATCAATGACAATACAGAGGATGTCGGCAAGGTCAAGAGCTATATCCTCAACTCAATCAAGCGTCAAGTCATTTGGAAGAATGTCGACAGCTACAAGCACGAGAAAATCTTCGCCAATGAGATGGCTGTCCCAGACCGATACGATGATGGGGAAGACCTCAGCTACAAAATAGCCATCGAGCAGCAATACCAGGGATGGAAGTCATCGGTGGACATCTACCGAGATGGGCTAACAGACAACGTTAAGATTGCAGTGGCTAAGGCTTACTTCGACAAAGGACTCACAACAGCACGATCAATGGCTGAGTACTTCAACATCCCAGTGACATCAGCTCACTACCTAATCGCAGACATAAAAAATACACTAAAAACCATACACCATGAAAATAAAAGATGAATACAAAGGTCAGACTATTGTCAAGAATACCACTCTCGGAAACATGAGGCTTGTTGTTGACAATATAGATGTCAGCAGATACCGTCACTATGTGTCCATAGGATTCGGCTATTTGTTCGAAGAGGAGAACGTCAGCACAACTGCGCCAGAACAGTGCATTCGCTATGAAGGCATCGAGGCAGATGAGCAGACGGAAGCTCCAGCAGCAACACCAAAACCAAAACGCAAAAGACAAACCAATGCCAAAACCAACACCAAACGAAGCCAAGGATGATTTTCTCTCTCGCTGCATGGGCGATGAGGAGGCACTCCAGGACTTTCCTGAGAATGACCAGCGATATGCTGTGTGCAATTCCCTATGGGATGAGTCAAGAATGACAGCATTATCAAAATATATGGAAGTATTCGCAGAGAAAACCTATTCAGACTATCCCGATTCAGTGCGCAACAACGCACGCAGAGGCATCGAACTCAATAAAGAGCTCGGCAACAAGTGCGCCACGCAGGTCGGCAAGGTCAGAGGGCAGCAGCTCGCAAATCAAGAGCCCATTTCAGTGGACACGATCAAGAGAATGTATTCATACCTATCCAGGGCAGAGCCTACATTCGAGGATTCAGCACCTGAGGACTGCGGATACGTTTCATTCCTCTTGTGGGGTGGCAAAACTGGTAAGGATTGGGCAGAAAGTAAACTTAAAGGATTAGGATTGATATGAAAACTGGAAGACCACGCAACTTCGAAGAGCCAGAAGACCTATATCAGCTATTTGTCGAGTACAGAAAGAAAGTCAAGGACAATCCGAGATATCAGTATTCGCTTTCAAATAAGACTGGGAAGGCTGAGCCGATTCCACTTGAGGTACCGCTCACAATGAGTGGATTCAGAGTATTTGCACACGACAATGGGCTTGTGGTGCATGATTATTTCGCAAACACTGGAGGGAGATATTCAGCGTTTACGACAATCTGCACGCGCATAAGCGATGAAATTCGAAACGACCAAATTCAGGGAGGCATGGTTGGGCAGTTCAATGCATCCATCACTCAGCGACTGAATGGTCTGACCGAGAAAACTGACGTAACCTCTGGAGGGCAAAGTATCTCCGAGGTGAAGGTTAATATAATTAGACCTACTGAATAGTATTTTTACTATATTTGTGGGAAGTGGCTATATGAGAGAAATACTCGTATAGCATCCCTATTGCCTAAACTTTGACCTATGGCTGAAATCACAATCGACAGCACTGTCATCTTCGAGAAGAACTACACCGCACTGGAAGACAAGAGCATCCGCTTCATCATCAATGAGGGTGGAAGCCGCTCGAGCAAGACCTACTCGCTCTGCCAAATGATCGTGGTCTACTGCCTCCAACATCCTGGCAAGGTGGTCAGCATCGTGCGTAAGACCTTCCCAGCTCTGAGGGCAACGGTCATGCGTGACTTCTTTGAAATCATGAAGGCGATGGAGATATACGACGTGCAGAGCCACAACAAGTCAGAGCACATCTACACCTTCGGCAATGGAAGCATCGTGGAGTTCTTCAGCGTGGATGATGAGCAGAAGATTCGAGGGCGAAAGCGTGACCTTGGGTGGTGCAATGAAGCCAATGAGCTGTGGTTCGAAGATTTTCAGCAGCTCAACATGAGGACCGAGCACAAGCTCATCTTCGACTACAACCCAAGTGAGTCATCATCTTGGCTGTACGAGCTGCCGATGGGTGAGAGCATCATCATCAAGTCAACGTACAAAGACAACCCATTCCTCCCCGACAGCATCAAGCGACAGATTGAGGACCTCAAGCGCACCGATGAGTCGCTGTATCAAATCTATGCGCTCGGTGAGAAAGCCATCAGCAAGAGCAACATCTACTCCAACTGGACATTCGTGAAGCATCGCCCGGCAAGGTTCGTGAACTTTGTCTATGGGCTTGACTTCGGATACAATCACCCGACTGCCCTGATGAGGGTCTACTGGTGCGACAATGACATCTACATCGAGCCAATCATCTATGAGAGCTACCTCACCACGACCAACCTCATCGACAAGCTCGGCAACCTGGGCATCGAGAAGAGCGTGACTATCGTGGCTGACTACGCACGACCCGAAATCATCGCCGAGATGAACAACGCTGGCTATGACGTGCAGAACGCCAACAAGGTGGTCAAGAAGGGCATCGACAACATCAAGACCTTCGGAGTGGTCTGCGAGGATGACGTGCGGCTCAAGAAAGAATACGAGAACTACAAGTGGAAGAAGGTCGGTGACCAAATCATGGATGAGCCGGTCAAGCTGTACGATGATGCCATGGATGCCATCCGCTACGCTGCCACGCATATTCGCCAGGAGTACTTCACAGATGACAGCTATTTCGCCTTCTAAACATTTGGCTGGCTTTCTGCAATATAAAGAAAAACAATGGGAACAAATCTAATGGGCGAGCTTGTCGCTGACATGGGCACATACATTGCCAACAACACAACAGAAGTCACCAGAACAATTGAAGCCATCGTTGTGCTTCAGGACACTGTTTTCACATCCATCAAGGTAGCTGGCACAGACGTCAAGTCGACATACATTGCGGCACCTGGTACTGCCGTCAAAGCTGGTGCAATCATCACCCCGATCAACAATCTTCAATTCAGTGGTGTGCAGTTGGCAAGTGGTTCAGTTGCGTTAGTTCTTGGATAATGTACGGTTACGGATATTCGCTCTACAATCGCTTGCCATTCGTGGTTGGCGAGAGCTTCGATGCTGACTACCAAGCCATTTTGAATAGAGCCACGACTCTCGGCTACACCTTGCCAAGCGCATCGGTGCAAGCCAAGCAGAATACGCTTCTTGTATCCATGAAAGCTGATGGTGTGTGGGCGAAGCTGGATGTGTTCTATGTGTTCGCTCAAGATGG